CTCAGAACCTGTGAATTGAAGTTGTTCAATGAGGTATTCGTGGGAAGCTTGGGCGAATCTCTTTCTTTCTTCGGAATCAAGGAAAACATAATCGATAACGAGTTGAGCGTCTTGCATGGAGACAGCGGGGGCTGAACCAGAACCGATAGTGTTAACGCATTGATTACCTTGGCGGAAATCAATGGTAACACGAACATCGTGATATTGCACATTTCACGATATACCCTTCCTTTCGGAATATTTATGTAACTACTTTATAAATAAAATAATTACAAAGGGAGTAGACTATATCTTAAGTCATCATAGAAGTTGATTAAACTTCTCAGACCCACAAACATTTAGTCGTTGAACTTTCTCCATACTCTGATCTAAAAATTATATATTTATTCGAGTTTAGGAGCTTAGCTGCTGATTATCCATTTCAGATGTTATTACATCTTTATACGAGGCATTTTTACCATACCTGAAGTCTTTTTTCTTCAGCCACAATAAACTTTCGTTTATTGCTTGGTAGCCTAAAAATTATTTATCTTATTAATATATTTAATAAACAATTTTTTTTATACGTCTTTAGGAGTTTCCAGCAATTTGGATGTGTGGCCACTACTTGTTTTTTAACAAGCAGCAACTAGCACCTGGGTGTGATTAAAAAAATCCTGAGACCCCAAATTATTTGACCAACTACAGAGCTCAGATGTAGAAGGAATGGTACTTTTGCGCCCTGCATTTAAGGCGATTAAAGGTAAAGCTAAGCCATTGTTTCTGCAGAACCAGAAAGCAAGGGGAACATACATTTGGTATTGAGGAGAGCCTGTGGCATCAATGTTGGTTAATTCAGGAACATCACCAACCATTCTGGCAAAACCGCGTTTTTGGCCAGATTTGTGGGTGAGTTCGTACCAGATGTTGAGCCAGTCACCGTATTGTTCATCGATCTTGGAACCACCAATTTCGATCTTGTAGTGTTGAACAATAGCAAGACCAAGACGTTTGACAAAACCCCATTGGGTGCTGCCAGGGTTAACACCGTTGAGGGTGATGTGAACGTACATGTTGGTGATTAAATCACCGGAACGAGGAACGTTAATGGTAACAGTGCGGCCAAAATCAGCGGCACCGTTGAATTGTTGAGGAATGGGTTCAACAGAGAAGTTGGTGTGTCTACGATAGACAACTTTGAAGAAAGTAATTTGGGGAGAACCTGTAAGGTAAACATCTTGAGCGCCGTAAGCGACGAGTTGCATCAAACCACCGGACATACTATATATATAGTTAAATAGAAAAAATTTTAAAATAAATTTTTAAATTAAACCGCATTTTATCTTAATAAATCAAAATTTCTTAAATATTTTTTTAAAATTTTATTGATCAAAAAATAAATTTATTATTTCTAAAGTTTTTTCTGTAGATTTTTCATTCCAAATATTAATATTTATTTTTAAGAATTCTAATCTTTCATTCCATTCTTTAACTTTTGAAATAATCAAATGACCTTTTTTATCTTCTTTCCAACAAGAACTAATTGTAGTATTATCTTTAATATATTTATCTGGATTAAATCTTATAAAAATAATTGGACGGTGTTCAAAATCTTTAGAAATTTCCATATATCTTTTATTTTCACAAATTTCCTCATATTTTTTATGTTGAAATTCATCAATTTCTACAATTAAAATATGTTTACCTAAATCACACATTATATCAGGTCTTCTTTTAGAACAACCATCTTCAATTTTCTTATCAAAAAACCAATCTATTTCTTTAAAATTTTCTCTAATATAATCAGCAACTGCTCTTTCTTTAGTCCTAAAATTTTTAGAAATTTTATTATCTGGATATAAATGTATATAGCAATTAATACAATAATGTTCATATTTAGTTCTATTTTCAATAAATAGATTACATAATTTACATCTTAAATTATAAACATCGACCATATATGTTTCTTTATGTTCAAGACAAAATAATCCTTTCTTCTCTCCAATTTTATTATACAATGGTCTCTTATAACAATCCTTGAAACCACATCTAGGACTCTTTACATCGACCATATTTTCTAATTTATGAGCATTACAATATAAACCATTTTTTTCATTTGGATAATTGTATACTGGTATTACATCACAATTAATAAATTTGCATTTTTTACTAATAACATCAACCATATCTGTTTCTTTATGTTCTCCACAAAATTTTGGTAATCCTCCAATAAAATTAAATGTTGCTGTTTTGGTACATTTTTCACATCTTTTATGTGTTACATCTATCATATCTGGTTTTTTATGATCAATGCAATATATTCCTGTCTTTTTATTGATAAAATTAAATAATGGATATTTGTTACAATTAATTTCTTTACATCTATGACTTACATGATACATATTATCTTGTTTATGAATTGAACAAAATTTAGGTGTTTTATCAATTCCAAATGATGCTAATGTAGTACAACCATAAAATTCACAAACTTTTGATTTAATATTTATCATATTTTCTTTAGCATGTTCCGAACAATATAGTCCATTTTTTTCATTAATATAATTAAAATATGGAAGTTTATCACATTCTAAACATTTTTTATGTTTAACATTAATCATTTCATTTGATTTATGGTCCGAACAATATTCAGGAGGTTTTCCTAAAATATTGAATGAAGCAGTTTTACTACATATTTTACAAAATTTCATAATTATATTAAATAATATAAATTATTAACAACTTTTATCTAGAATAATATATAAAATGTCTGATATGGAAATTGATAATATAGATACAATATTAGGATTTTTAGGTAATGCAAATTATTCAATTGCATCATCTATAAATTATCAACCAATTAAAACTGTACAAAATAAACCTGTCAAAACAACACCTCCTCCTAAAAAAAGTAATTTTATATTCTATATATGTATAATAATAATAATTTTAATAATTTCAATTTTATATTATAAATTTCGTCAATAATATATATACATTTATAATGACAAATATAAATTTATTATATTCATCTATATTTTTTGGTATAATATTGTTATATTTTTGTTGTAAATATAATGATAATAAATTATTAATTATATTAACTATAGTAGGTGTTCATACATCAATATTAAATCATATGTATGAAAATGATTGTTTACAATATATTGACAGACTTACTATGATAATTGGATTTATATATTTATCAAAAAATAATTATCAAGTATTAACATTATTATTATTAACTATTTTACTATATTTTTTAGCAAAATATACTGAAAATGATATATTTCATTTTCATGCACATTTTTTGATTACAATAACAATTATATTATTATTAACTAATAAAATCTAAGTTTATTATATGATTAATAATAATATAATTATTGGAGGATATGATTATGATTTTAGTTCATCATACATTATTAACATAATAATTATGTTAATTATTTTTTTCGGTATTATATTTGCATTATATAAATATTTATATAAACCTATAATTAATATTCCAACTACTACACCTCCTAATCATATGACTGGAATTGCAAATCAAAGTCAAAATATAATTAATAATAATTTAGATAATATGAATTTAATTAATCAAATGCCTTCTAATATGAATTTAATTAATCAAATGCCTTCTAATATGAATTTAATTAATCAAATACAATACTTTATAAATAATCAATCTGATGCAACTGATAATACTACACCAACAGATAATGTAGTACCTACTGTTACCGTAGCACCCACAATAGCACCAACAGTTACTGTAGCACCAACAGTTACTGTAGCACCAACAGTTACTGTAGCACCAACAGTTACTGTAGCACCAACACAAATGGCTCCAATAATTAAATCAAATAATTATTTGGATAATGATCCTAAATTAATATTATATTATAGTTTCAATTTGAATACTTACAATGGTGTTTTCATAGCTAATATGGCAAGTGGTGTTCCAGTTTACAATACTGCACAATTAACAACAACAAATATGATTTCTAGTAATAGTAAAATAGGTTCTGGTTGTTTAGTAGCAACAATATCTAATCATACTCAATATATAAAAAATGTAACATTACCTCCAATTACAAATAATGGATTCTCAATATCATTATGGTTTATTACTCCTGGTAATTTTAGAGAAATGTTATTTCATTTTATAAACGGTACCTATGAAATTTGGTTCCAAGGTGCTGAAGGTGGTTTAGCATTCTGGATTAGAAATGGAGATAATGTAAAAGCATTATATTTAGATGTTCCAAATTCATTAAATTGGATGCATACAGTATGGACAATTGGAACTAATTCTCTTCATAGTTTGTATATAAATGGTAAATTAATTAAAACTCAAACATCTATATATCCTTTAACAACTGGTTATTTTTATGGAAATATTATGAATCCTTACAATCAACCAGAATATGTACCAAGTTGGATTGGATCTCTAGATGATTTTAGAATTTATAATCGAGTATTAAATCAAACAGATGTAACTAATTTATATAATTATACATAAAATATTATGAAAAATTATTATAAAAAATGTAATTAAAGCTTTTTATTCATTGTATAGTAATGAAGAATAAGGTTCAAAATAAAAAACAAGAATGTTTAATCCAAAACATCAAAGAATCCCAAACTCTCGATAAAAAACATAAAGAAATTATCAAAACTTTTCAAACTTCTAGGAATAATAGTTCTGATTTATATATACAATTACATAATATTAAAATGGAATTAAATAATTTAGATATGAATAGAGATTCATTACTTAATGAAGATTTGTTACGCAGAGTTGATTTATTAAATAAAAAAGAAAATTTAGAAAATCAAATAATAGAATTTGAAAATAATTATAATGAAATGGATTATTACGATAGAACCGGAGATTTAATTTTAGAATATTATAATTCGAAAGATGTAAATGAAAAAAAGAAAGAAACAAGAAATATATTAGAATTTTTAGGAAATAAAAAAGTAGAATTAAGTGAAAAAGAAAATAATCGAGCTGAAATATTTGAAAAATATTGGCAACGAATAGAGGGTGTTAGGATAAAATTAGACGATGGTACGAAGAGAATAAAATATTGTGTTGATTGTAATATTGAAAAACTCTTAGATTATGCTATATCTGCATATATATGTACATGTTGTGGAGAAGTAGAAGAAATTATATTAGATGAAGATAGATTAATAAAAGATTATTCTCCTTACAGAAGGTTAAATCATTTTAGGGAATGGTTAAATCAATTTCAAGCTCGACAATCTCCAGATATAAGTGAAGATATTTATAAAGATATAATAAATGAATTAAATAAAAATAGAATAACTGATTTTACTGGATTGAACAAGAAAAAAATGAAGGCAATATTAAAAAAATTAGAATATAATTCATATTATGAACATGCTCAATATATAATAAATAAATTATCTAATTTGCCTCCACCAAAAATAACCAGAGATATGGAGAAAATATTTATTAAAATGTTTATTAAAATTGAAACACCTTGGTTAAAATATAAACATAATGATAGAAAAAATTTTCTATCATATTCATATGTTTTATATAAATTTTGTGAATTATTAGAATTAGATCATTTATTAGATTGTTTTACGTTACACAAAGCACCTGATAAACTTATGGAAAATGATGAAATATGGAAAAAAATATGTAGTGATTTAAATTGGGAATTTATTTCATCATTTAAATAAATTCTAATTTAATTATATGAATCATGTTCTATACAATATTTCTACAATAATGATATTAATAGGTATAATTATTTTAACTACCTATTTAACAAAAGCTTACGCTGAGAAACCAGATTGTTCATTAAATCGTGAGCCAGAAACTTCCATGGAAGATGTATTTAATAATAGACCATCAAAGGTATTTGATGTAATGTTTAATAAACCTGATATATGGCAAGGTTATGCAACAGTTAATGTAGGTAAAGAAACATTCAAAGATGTTTCATGTAAAAGTGGTTCTTTTCCACAAAATCCATATGTATAATTTTTATTTTTCTTCAATTAATTTTACTGCATTCTTGTAATAAAATTTATTATAAAATTGTTTATAAATATCATTAGATATTTCTTCCAGTTCTATATTTGTTTTATTTATTAATTCTTGATAAATATTTGGTATTTCTTCTAAATTATAAAAGTAAATCATACCTTTATAATATTCTTCATCAATAAGATTAGTATGCTCTGAAATAATAATACATTTATGACTTAATAATTTATTTATTCTAACAGATGGTAATACATAATCTTCTGTGTCAGGCATATGTTTAGTTAGATTAAGATATATTTTTGGTTCTTTACTTATATAATTATTAAATTCGATATCATTCCATAAATTATATACTTCTTTTAAATTATTTTTCATAATAGGGGTTTCTAACAATTTCTTATGTTTTTCTGATCTAGCCCAAAAAACACCAAGAAATATTAAATGCATATTTGTATTGGTTAACTCATATGGCACTGAAGGTATATTTTCTTCACAAATAATTGGAACAAATTTTATAATTTGATTTTCATCATTTTTTTCATATTTATTAAATAAATATTTAGAATAAGTCCATACTTCATTACTATCATATTTATTTATATTAGGTTCTATATTATAAAGTATAGTATATATATTTCTTTTTTTCAATACATTGAAATCTGGTTTTTTTTGATCACCAATCCATA